AAAAAGCAAAGTGAAGCAAATGAAAATCTAATCCTAAGCGGTGAGGATTAAACGCGAAACAGTGGTCCTATTGCCCCGGACCAGGGTCTGACCCACTCCAAGATGGATCATACGTCCCATTTCGTTCGCTTAATCAAGCTACAACAACCTTAAGGGTTGAGGGCAAAGCTTACTAAACTTAACTTTTACACTAAACTGACTAAACTAAAATTAATTAAAGCAAAACTTAACAAACTAAAACTTAACAACTAAATAGATAATTTATATACCCGATTCCAACGGGTACTCAGTTTAAATCCTCCTGAGCTAGAGGGTTGGATAATTTATATAGCCGATTCCAACGGCTACTCAGTTTCAACTCCTGAGCTAGAGCTTTATACTTTCAATTACCTCGTTTCCACCATCAGGAAGACGAGTATCGGGGGACACAAGCCCCTTTTCAATTAGTCGCGCCAGAATCTTCTCCTCTCTCCTCCTAGAACTCTGCCCACGACGATGTTTCTTCCAAAAATAATAAATTACAACACCAGCTAAAATCACTAATACCAAAACACCTATTGACATTACAATAATAGAAGCTGATTGAAGAGTAAAGGAAGTAACAGTAGAACCTACAGCAAAAATCTGATTAATATTATTGATTGTAGAAACTGTAATACCCATAATTTACATGAAGTGCGCGTACCACATAGCCATGTAGTACTCAAAAGGCCTGAAATAAACCTCAGTGCCCCTCGAGCGGCACTTCTTCTGGATAGTGTCACAAAACTTTCTGTAGTCAGGTCCGCCAGCATGGAAAGCAAGTTGAGCCAGAGAGTCCAGTTTCTGTTGATATTCACCATCAGTTTGCCACATGGATGATTGTTCCAGATATTCAAGAGGCATGTAGGGGTGGATCAGCTGAGGATAGTGGGAATCATGGACAAAGAAGCGTTTCAGGAAGGAAACTTCATAGAAGGTTGATTCTTCAGGGAAGTCACCAGACTTGCAAGCAGGAGTAACTTTCAGATTGGTATTCCTAGAATAAAAATCAGCAATCCTGCGAGAGAGAGCTTTCTCATCTGTAGAAATAATCACATCATCACCATAGCAGATCCACTTACAAGAATCAGGAGAAACTTTCAAGGCGATCAGAGCAGAAACAATAAAAGCAGAGTTATTGATGCAGTTAAACATACTTGTCCCAACACATCCAGAAGGCATTCCTCCTTCCATCTCATATGCTTTGTCTCCATAGACATGTTTGGATGTCGCAACTGCAGCAAGGAAGGGAGTAACATCATGCTGGAAATAAGGTTCAAGATATTTAGCCATCAAAAGAAAGGCAACTTTTGGTTCAGAGGAATCAAAGCAAGAATAGTCAAGATCAAAACAATAGGGAAAGGAATCAGGACCCATCTCATAGTAAAACCTAGTCCAATCAACATCAGGGTTACATCCTACAGCAGAGTGGATTTCAGAACCATTCTTTCTGAGCATAGCTTCAAAGAGGGGGCCAAACACCATTCTCATTGCAAGAATACGGGGAAGGGAATCAGAATCAACAAGACGGGTTTTCCCTGCCTTCACCTTCTCAGAAGGTCTCAATTCATCCTTAAGGAATGTGGCATAGTAGTAGTCATCTGGATGTTGAAGAGCATGGTCAACAAGCTTCTTAAGTTCTTCAGTAGCTTGCCATTTCTCACCATCCCACTCAAAGAAACTCCGACGGGAGCGCCCCTGAGCAGAGAAGGGATATCCAGCTGACTGTCCCATGTCAATTCCTTCCATCACGCCATCACCATTGATAGCCTGTTCAAGAGTCCACATTGGAACAGGATCATCCTTGGAAAAACCACACTTCTGCATCAGCTCCTCAACCACATAAGCCATAGCCGGTTCGAGAGTCGGCCAGCCTTCGTGGTCTGGGACATGTTTACTGAACATGACTTCATCAAGGTCTACCTCACATCTCTTATCTTTCTGAGAAAGGATAGCAGGTTCAGATTTCACGGGGAAAGCACCATAAGCAGGAGACTTTTTCAGAGCAGATCGGCGGGGAATGTGATTGGGTTGACCAGGATGTTCAATAGATTTCAGATTTCCTTGGAAAAGATGGGCAAAATCTTCTTTATAGAGGGGAACACCAATTCCAACACCAGGACCACCAGCAAAGTGAATTCCGAGGAGGGTTTCACGAGCAGGATTACGGGAAATAAGGGCAGCACCACACATACCAGGGGTTGATTTGAGATCATAAGTGTAACAGCGGTGAAAGTTCTGTTCATCAGCATTGTCAAATTCTTTCACACACACTGATTTCCTCCCTCTCAGATTTGTACACTCAAAATTTGCAGCAATGGTCTTTGATCTAGAGACCATGAGAACATCGTCGTTCGTGGGACGATCCTTCTGAGAGAGAAGATAGGGAACAAGATTCTTTCTTTCATCACCACGGGGAAGGGTGCAGATCACAACATCAGTCACACCAGAGGGGCGAACAAGAAGTTCTGGAGAGAGTTCTTCAGGTTTATATTTATGACCTCCAATTTCAATAGTATGGGAGTGGGAGAAGGCATGATTATTACACACAAAAGTTCTTCCACAAATGAAGAGAGCAGTAAGATCAAAAGAATGAGAATCTTGATGAAAAGTAATTGAAGTGCAATTCTTCTCTACTTTAGGATAGATCTGAGGCATGCGATAGGGAGCCTGATAATGCACAATCCTCTGAGGCACAGGCCGCTGTTGCGGCGGTTGGCGCTGCCGGCCTCCTGCTCCAGAATATGGAGCCTGAGGCTCGGGGTCACGCCTTCGTCTCAGAAAATAGATCAGAAGACCAATAGCAGAAGCAATTGCAGAAATTCCAGTAATTGTAAAAGAAATCAGTGACCTTTTCTTGAGCTTCTTCAGCTCCTTCTCAATTGATTCATTCTTAATTGGTTGAGCAGTAGGAATGAAGATAGGGGGAGCAGGCCAGATCTCACTTTCGAGTGCATAGGCACTTCCAGGTCTCCCACAGACGAAACGAAGCCACCATTCGGCAACCTCACGTCCAGGGAAGTTAATAACCTGGGAGCGAATCTGTTCATCATCAGTCTTGAAAGTGAATTGAATCTTTGCACAATCAGGATTCTTACAGGGACAGCACCTAACATTTCCAGCTTTAGGGAGAGAGGGAATTTGAGATTGGAGCCAAGAATTTCTATCTTCAGCAGAATCAAACCTATGTACAATTGGACCTTGGGAAGTGGCAATAAAAATATTGTAGCAAGAGTCAGGGGAATGATCAACATGCTTACAGAAAGAGATCACATTCTGGGAGGGGGATTGGAAGATAATATTAGAGAAAGCAGTCTGATTTCCATCACGCTCATCAAGCTCATCAAAAATCATGTCACAGAGATCATAGACAGACATATGTTCACGAGTACGATCCTCGCCTCTTGTAACAGACAGAGTCATGGCAGCACCATTGAGATACGGACAATCTGCTTTAAAGTCAGAGGACTTAGCAGGTCCAAGTTCTTTAAAGGCTTCAGCCATATCCAGACGACCAGCAGGAGTCTGGAAAGCACGTGCAAGAACAGCACGTACTTTAATATGGCATCGGCGCTCAAGAGCACCTGGAATCCGAATCTCATTTGACTGAGGGGTTGCCATATTTGATGTTGCAAGAATGAGACGAGAGCGATACTGAACACCCTTTTCTTCAAGAGCAGCCATGGGAGGGACAAAAGGGGTGGTAGAAACCATCTGACAGAAAAGCTTCACATCTTCACCAGTAGTATTTTGACAGAAATCATCAATCACATGAACAGGTTGACCAGTATAGCCATCAAAGTATTCAGAGCCAGGAGGTTGAGCAAAGACAGAAGTTTTAAAGTCAACTCCCTTTCTCTTACAGTAAGCAGAGGCAATTATATTAGAAAGGAGAGATTTGCCAACACCAGGGGAACCATGGATGTAAATCACAAGGGGTTCTGGACGAGAAGCATAAGTGGAAGTCTTAAGTTTCCTAGAAGTCTGTTCATAATTTGCGAGAGTGCGAGAAAGGATATGAGCAGCACCAGCAAGTCTATGATTTGTACAATAGGCAAGCATATCCCTAGTATCTTTCACACGCTGATTAAGGAGATTCACATCAACATTCTGACAGGAGGCAGTAGCAAGAGAATCGCGATAGAGATCAGTAATGTAATCAGCTCTAGACTTAAGATAGTCCTCGGGAGATGATTTCTCCTTGGACTTGAGCTTAGCAATCAGCCAATCGATAAGTTCTTTGACTTTCTCAATTATCCACTCAACATTCTTCATTGCAAGGACACCTTGATTAAATTCTTGAAGACGAGAGGGGGCCTGGAACTCAAAATCAGTCTCAGTGCGGGTAAGCATGTAGCGGTGAAAAGCATCATCAATATCATCAAAGATGGGTTCTTCATCACAACAACTAGACACACCAAAGAGAGAACCTACAAGATCCTTAATTTTAGATGTAAAAGAAACAGCAAGATCAGACATCTTCTTTCTAAGATAGGCATTATCATACACTTCAGCAACAAGGAGAGCAATTACACCAGCAATCGTAGAAGGGGAGGGATTTCCAAAAATCACAAGGGTAAAACCAATCACTTTAAGAATAATTGAAGCAATCTTCTTGGAAGCAGAGGAAATAAGTTCACCAGCAGTAGATTCCATTGCAGAAACAGCACCGGGGATTGCAGCAGTTGCATTCTCAAGAAAGGTTTCCATTGATTTTGTAAGATGTTCAACAGAAGCGGAAGCGGCAGAGAGAGAAGACGCCACGGTAGAAGCAGAATTAACAAGCACAGGCACCATATTCTTTACCTCATCAAGCGTTTCAAGAGTTGCAGTAGTGGTAATTGAGGCAGCTCTGTCAACAGCGGGATTTGTAAGCTGAATATTGATTGGAGCCTGAAAGAGCATCTTTCTCTTAAGTTCAACAATCCTTTCAAGAGTTGCCCTCCTCCACTTGTGTACCCTCCGGCGAGGAGTCACCAGAACCACCCTTGGGGTCGTTTTCTCGGGTAGAAATGGCCTCTCATCCCAGGAGGGGGGAACAGAGTGAAAGATTGCAGTTGTAGCAACAGCGGCAGCAACAACACCAGCAGCAAGCCAATAGCCAGTGTTTTGGAAAGAATACTGATAGGAAGTGATTTCTTCAACAAAGTCAGTGCAATTATGAGTGATTGAATAATCATAAATTTGACCTAATCTGCAGACAGCCTTACACCATTCATTATAACCCACAGCACAATAATCAACATGATTTCCAAGATCTTCAGGAGTATAGGAAACACGGCACTGAAAGCCGTGTGCCTTCAGGGAAATCGCTTGCTGTTTGCTACGAATTCCCCAATGACGATACAGTCCATTGTCTACATAATAGACATATATATCGTCAGGTTCATCCTCACTCTCATCTTCATCTTCAGAAACAACAGGAGAAGGAAGGGGGGTTGGGGGACGGGGCTTTGGAGCAGAAGCAGCAACAACAGGGGGTTTAGGGGCCTGAAATTCGGCTTCAATTTCATCATCAGAGAAGAAATCGGGTTCTTCGGAAAAGAGTTCATCAAAAGCTTGTCTGTAGGATTCAAGAAGGACAGAATTATCCACATCGATTCGATCGCCGGCTCTTGCACACAGATTCTCAAAACACACATCATCAACCTGATCTTTAAACCATTGAGGTACATCTTCACGGAGAGTGAGATCATAAAAGGAGATGTAAGCAACTTCAAAGGTGTGCCAGGGATTCACAAGCATTGCACTTCTGTAACACTGAATCAGATTAAGAAACTTTTGATCACAAGATGTAGGAGCTTGGAATTCAGCTTCCTCTTCCCCGGAGAAGTAGTCTTCATCGATTGCGCTAGGAGCAAGGGGCCTCTGCATTCTCTGGCAAAGATTCCTGAAAGCCTGAGTATGGCAGGATTCCCAATTCCAATGAGCCATAATTCTTTCAGGGTGGGAGAGCATCTCAAGAAGGAAGACCAGCTTCTTCCTGATCTCATGCTTCATTTCAGGAATCACCCACTCCGATTCAAGAAGCTGGTGAAGAAGTTGAGAATAACAGTGGGAAGTTGCAAGAGGATCAATCAAACACATAGTTTCAAAAGATCTGAGAGCTTCATACAGTTCACAAAGATTGTGCTCAACAGGGAGAGGGGAATGTGCAGCGACTTGGGGGAAAAATCTGTTCTCGCAAGGAAGATAACAGCACCTATAAAATTCACCCCTAAACCAAACACCGGGACAAGGGAGAGAACTCGGGTACTCAAGGGGGAGTTCAGCAAAGGCAATCTGATTTTCAACTTCATCATCACACTGATTAATTGCACTCTCAACAGCAGAACAGATAGCAAGAGCATGTTCTGGAGAAATTGTATCTCCAATTTCTGAATAAAGCCAATCAAAATACTCCTCAAATCTGGCAACTTGATCTTTTGCTTGTTCAATTTTCAGAGTTGTCTTCTTGGGAGACTGGAACTCCACAGGAGTTGGATCTTCTTCCTCCCAGAAGTCTCTCTCCAGATTGTTTGGAGCAGTGCCATCCCAGCTAGTGGATGTGAGAGGGGGGAAGGGACGAGGAACAAAGAATTCAGCATTCTGGAAAGCAATAAAGACAGACACATTTGTGAGATTCACACTTGAAAGGCGGGATGCAACAAAGATAGTTCCCATATCTCCTGGGTTGATTTGATTTGTATTCGCATTATAGCGAGTATCAACCCGGTTTGCCTGAGACCAGGAGGTCTGAAATACTGAAGCGAAGGCAGAGAAGGGGACCACAAACTCAACACCCATATTAGAAGCGCGGGTAGAAAGAATAATTGAAGGACCATTCAGAAGGGATGCAGCAGAATCCGGGGAACCTGCTCCTGAAGCAGCATAAGTTGAGGGAGTCGCAGTGGGAGGACGGTAGGAAACAATCAGATTGTTTTGGAAAGGGATTCCCACAGTAATCCTGAGATCAGCGCGCAGGAAAGTGAAAAGACCAGCAAACATGCGCACTGGAACTTCTGCAGTCTTCAGTTGACCAGATGAGGGAGCAAATGAGATCAGTGACAGTGGAATGGTTACCGAACTTGCAGTAGTAGTCCCTGAAGTCGGCGCAGCTGAGAAATTTCCATAGAACCTAGACTGATTAAAGAATGTTTGAAAAGACATGGAATCCATTGTAGTGAGGTAGTGCTCTCCCTGAGGGAGATCATCTACGACGGGACCTTGATCCACAACCCCATTGTACATGGGAACAGTGTTCACAGGAATTGGTGCAGGGAAGCGCATCTCAAAGTCTGGACCAGCAGACAGATGCACCAAGATCGTAGATGTGGGTGCAACAACAGTTGGGGTGACAAGAGGTGACATCACAACAGCAACAAGAGATCCTGATGAGTAACCAGACAGAGGGGGCGCTTGCCAGGAGTTAATTACAACAGGAGCCCAGGGAGTAGCAACGGCATAGGGGCAGGTAATTGAAACAGAAGTAGAATTAGAGAGGTCCCAGATGACATGAAGATTTTCTGTGAAATTTTGAAGGAGAGCTCCAGTTTCTACATAGTCAGCACCTTGTCCTGGTTTTGCCGCACGAATCCTACCTGGTAGGAAGGCAATCAGGAGTCTGCCAGATGAAACCTGAGGTCCAGTGTACTCAAATGTGTAGGTTAGGGAACCACGCCATTGTGAAAAATAGCGTGCAAGCTGCATAAGGTAGGGGACACCTTGAAGTCGCTTGATAGAAGCACTAGGAAGGGCTTGTGTTGTGTCACGATTTGTGACACAAGTTCCAGTTGGACACACATTTGTCTGGAAGATATTGGTTCCAAGAGTTGTAGCAGCAGTAAATTGGACCAGAGTCATAAGGGTGGGTCTTGAAAGAATAGATCTCCAATCTTCAGTCCGGGCAGGGAGGAAGCTAGTTTCTGTGTTTCTTGACCTTCTTTCAATTTGCGCAACAGACCCTGGGGATGTGTTAACGAAAGCAGACTGTGCTGTGTTAACACGTAACCCTTGCAGCAGTGAGGCTGGGGCGGGGATATCCAGGGGCACATCAAAACCTCCAAGATTTGATTGTGGAGTCTGATATGGTTTTGGAGCAAAGAAATGAGCATCTTTCGCACCCACACGCATCACCACTGTTAGTGTGGGGGCAGTTCCTGTAGGAATTGAAAGAGGAGTCTCTACAAGAATGGCAATGGCATACATTACATCAAGGGCTGCAGTTTCAAGCTGAGGTGCAGGACCAACATAAGGAAGATCCAATGTAACAGCAGAGGCATTTCTTGGAAGAAGTCTAGCAGAGGGGAAGACACCAAGCTGATTGACCTGAACAAGTTCAAGTGCAGTCCATTTCTTCTCAGTTCCAGCATCTGTATTAGAAAGTGATTGCATCCAAACATGAGGGTGGGGGATTGCAACAACAAAAAGAGAACCACCGTGAAACTGAGTACCGTTCACTGTGACCTCAACCTTAAAACCTGACCTATAAAGCGCATGTCGTGTAAAGAGAGCTTGAAAGAGACCTATTTGTGCAGGGACATTAAGACCAATAGAAGAAGTAGGCTGACTCAGAATTAGATGATTAGGGAGACAAAATGGATTTGGTGAAGCAGGGAGGGTTTCCACAGCATCAGAGCCCGTGACAACGGGAAGAAAGTCACCAGAAGATTGTGTTGAGGTCCAAGTATAGGTAGCAACAATCCTAGGTATTTCTGCATCAATTGTCCTAACATCTGACCAAGAATTGTCAAAGATGACATTCTGTTCATTCTGAACAACAGCAGCAGCTGTTGTCTCCACAGTTGCTTTCTCATGTGGAGCTGTAGATGGAGCAAGATCCTCCTGTTGAGACTGGAGGGGAGCATTATCTTCAGGTTTGTGGGTTTGAGAAGACGACATAGTGGCAAATCAACTGATTACTGTTGCAACTCGATCAGCCGCGAGCTTATCAGCCAGTCTATGGCCAGGCGTGGATTCCCATCTCACGCGTCCACCAAGGTTCTACATTTGCCCACAGGGGGTGTAACACCTAGTAGCGGCACCAAGACCAGAAATGCATCTGTGGCTTGCAATATTTCAGCACCACCTCCAGACGCAGTTTCCAGAACAAGGATTTCCAGCGTACACCAGATGATACAGTAGACTTGACACAGATTACCCAAAAAGGGGTCCGTAGTCATCCTTAGTAGCCCATAGTCTAGAAGCAACAGGCGCAAGTATATGTGGCAGAGGCAAGATCCTACTACGGGGTGTGCCATTCCCGGTTCAGAACGAGCATGAACTCCACAATACTTACTTGTGGAAGGAGTGTCCACCAACACCAGAATAGTCTTAAGACAAGCCAGTGGGTCAACTTACCAGTTACAAGCAAGCCTGGGTATAGAAAATGGGTTTAAGATTAAGATGGAATTTTGGCAAAGGGCCCAGCTAGAATGCCCAATAAAGGAAGCCAGAAGGAGGCAGCTATAGCCACCCCGTTCCAGCATCCATCGGACACCTAACCAGGATAACCGTCCGGTTTGCCAGACCGGTCGGGAAAAGAGGCCGTGGGGGAGAGCCCCC